TCGGTGAATTTGTAGTAGTAAGCATTATTTTCTATGTCTACTCTTTGTCTGTCAATGTCTACTGGGTATCCATCATCTGTGAGGTATATTGTCATCATGGGACATCTGTATTTGTGTAATGTTGTATCGTTTTCTGTGATTACCTCTCCATTTGCTACTACTTTTTCATAGTCTGTGATTTGTCTGAGGTCGCCTCGGTGGTAGTGTCGTAGTATTCTTGATACTACGAAGTCATCATCAATAGTACTCATAACAACTCACCATACTCCCGTGCATAAGACCATCTTTCAAGACCTACAAACTCACCAGTATCCTCAAGGTAACAAGTGGTTAACTCATGGTCTTTATCATCTACTGGGTAAATGACAATAACATTCATGCCATCACAGACTTTACGATAGCATTCTTGGAAGTAAGCATCATCTGTTGAGCCTAATTCTTTTTCTATCTTTTTTCTTGTTTCCTCATCAATCATAAAAAAATTCTCCTCTGCATACTTTTACTATTTAGTCCATGGACCACCGTTACGGTTCAAATTATTACACTTCTCACCACCATAACCAGTCATGAACCCGCTTTTGAAGCAACAATCAAAACGATAAACAGTACCATTAACCTCAATCAAGTTATAATAATGATGATAAGCGTGTCGGATACCAACTTTCAGTCCGTGAACTTCGCCAACACATTTAATTAGTCGGCTGATGTCTCCACAGTTACCATAGATTTTACCATCTTTGTTCCACATTTCCTGAGGACATCTTACATTATCATTATAAACACTACCATTCGTGAGTGACCTTCCATACTTGAAACGGTTAAATACATCAAGTATTGCTTCCTTTGCACTCATGTTTGCAGTATCTCTCGCATAGTTTGCATTACTGTCTCCTATTTTTGTGTTTCCTCCACACCGGTCAATGTCGAATGATGCTGCAGATAATTTGTTTGTCTGCATTTTTGGACTGGAGAATGTTCCTTTTCCTCCTTCACAATCGGTACCATGTACATCTACGAGAGAACCTCCTTCACCACTTGTCTTAGATTCAGCTTTTGCAACCTTAACAGTGTATTCGTCATCGGTTAATCCAGTTAGGTCTACTTCTGCTTTGAGTCCTGCAAGCTTCGCCAACTCCTTAATCAACTCAGACCTTTTAGCAGTCTTCTCAAACTCCACCTGCAAATCAAGGAAAGCAGTATAACCAACCAATGACAAGTCAATCATTAACCCATCATTCTCCTGCGATATTTTGAACTCGTTAATGTAACCCTCGTGTTGATAGATTACATCTGTTCCGAAATATACATCAAACTGTGTTTTCTGTAACTTTCGGAGTCTGTTCATCTTATCCACACTATACGGTGTACTTATGCTTACTTCATGAGACAAACCTTCAATATCATCATTCATACTATAACTCTTAAAGTCAGTAATCACGAGGTTAGTATTCTTCTTATCACTTGTACCAGTAGCAGCATTACTGGTAGTACTGGTTCCCTGCAACTTACTACAAGTCTTAGGACCAAACACACCATCCTGACTATTACCCTGAGCCTGCTGTAACCTTATCACAGCTTTCTTAGTATACTTTCCAAAATCGCCATCAATCTGTCGAGTATAATACCCACGAGCCTTCAAGATAGTTTGTAACTTAGTTACATCATCACCTTTACTACCCTGCGACAAATTAATCTTACTACAATCAAAATTCGTATCAGTATTAATCGCACCCTGAGTAACAGTCTTGGTAAGAGTATTCGTATTAAACTCCGTATCCGGCAACACAACCACGGTTGGAAGTACCGTTAACTTAGCCGTTAGTTTCCGGCGATATTCAGGAGTAGTATCTCTTGGCTTTGTCTGAGTAACATTACTGCCTCCGGCTTTTTGTGCATATAACTTGTTCAAGTCAGGACATGTTTTGCTTCCGAACCACCCATCTGGGTCGTGTCCTGTAGCTTTTTGTAATGCTTTCACGGCGTCCTCGGTGTACTTTCCAAAGTCTCCGTCGATTTGTCGTGTGTAGTATCCGAGTGCTTTGAGCATTGTTTGGAGCTTTGTTACTCCGGCTTTGTCTTTACTGTTTCTTTTCAAGCTGACTTTGGGACAGTCAAATGATTCTACTTTGTTGTTATTGTTGTTGTTTTTTGCATCAACTGCTTGGTTGAGCTTTTTACAGCTTTCACTGCCAAACCATCCGTCAACAGTTATTTTATAGGCTTTTTGTAATGCTTTCACTGCCTCTTCAGTGTACTTTCCAAAGTCTCCATCTATTTTTCGGTTGTAATACCCGAGTGCTTTGAGGTGTGTTTGGAGAGTTTTTACGTTCTCACCGGTACTTCCTTTTTTGAGTGAAATTTTGGAACAGTCAAATACTGCCATAACATCATCACTCCATTATGTCTAGTTGTCTTAATATCTCCCTTCTTTCATCAAGTAGTTGTTGGTATTCGTCGGTGAATGCTTCCTCTTCCTCGAAAGCATGCAATAATATACCAATCTGATGAAGTCGGTATTCAAAATAATTACTCATTATCCTATTTCCTCCTTAAGTAGAGTATTGCCTTATGCAGACAATCGCACTCTTTCTCTTTTTCATCGTGTACATGTATCTTGAACAAATTATAATGCTGCATCCGAACAAGTGTATCAGTGTAACTCATCAGATACACTCCGTAAACTTAATGGTAACCTTACGAGTCCGTACATTCTGATACGATAAACTAATATCCAACGTGTAAGTACCACTCGGAAACAAATCCGTGACAACCTTACACTCACGATGCAACATCTTATAAAACTCATTCGACAACTTGTTAAACTCCTTCTTAGTCATGATACAATCCACGCTAAACTCACGAGGGGCAACATTACCAAGATACTTGTACTGACCACCATTCATCAAGTCAATCCGTTTCCAACTTGGTGCTTTCCACTCATTAGTAAAAGTAACATTACTCACGATAAGATAAATACCATCAATCGACAAGTTAGAAGTATCACTACGGAACACATTCTTCTTAACATCAACCTTGTACGGATCAACAGGCTTCACAACCTTATCCGGAACACTACCAGAGGAAGTACCCTTACCGCTACCATTAGGGGTACTGGTAGTCTTTGCAGTATCTACTCCAATCTTTGCATTCAAACTTTTACAGGTTTGTTCTCCGAACCATCCGTCCTGAACGTTTCCGGTTGCTTTTTGGAATGCTTTCACGGCTTTCTCTGTGTATTTTCCATAGTCTCCATCAACCTTTACTGAATACCCGTCTATCTTGACATAGTATCCGAGTGTTTTAAGGTGGGTTTGGAGGAGGGTGACTTGTGCACCCTTTGCCCCTCTTTTGAGGCTTGTTTTTTTACAATCAAATGTTTCAACCATTATACTCCTCCTGTGTATAGTCCGTCTAGTGCATCGTATAGTATTTGTCTAGATTCTTGTTTGGTGAGGTTGTTACAGTCTAGGCTTATGTTTTCCACGTGGATATGTGTTGCATGATTGTCATTGGTGTTACTGGTGTTGTATACCATTCCAGTACTGCCTCTTCGTATCTGACTCATGTTCATTGGACTGAAAGCATTAAACTGTGGAACCGCACTGTCAAGTGAACCTTCAACTCCAAAGCCTAATCCGGTCATGTTACCATTCCAAGCACTGACTATTCCTCTTGCCATACTAGTGGTTTCACCAATAGCTCTTACACCACTACCTGCAATAATTCCAGGAAGACTATTAAACTCTGCAACAGTTTCCCTCTGTATTTTACCAGGACTGTGTCTTTGCAATCCACTAAGGAAACTGGACACAATATTCGCTGCACCACTAAGAGCAGCACTAGCTGCACTTGCAAGTGCAGACTGAATCTTACCAGGTATCTTACCAAACTCATCTGCCACTATTCCAGGAATACTTGAGATTTTATCTTTAATACCTTGCAGTATTTCCTGAGCTTTCTGTCTGGCAGTGCTAACCCCATTAGCTAACCTGCTACGAATTGTGGATACTATGTTTTGGAAAATACTTCTTACCCTTGCGATAATTTGATTAAACTTGTTCACAATTTGTTGTCGGATCATCTGTGCTAGATTACTTGCAATCGTACGAGCATTACTAAGTCTTGACCGTATAGCATTCACCACCATAGTGAAAATGTTACGGACACGAGCCACCAGTAAGTTAAATCTCATCACAATAGCATTCACCACAAAGCCAACAGCCATACGAGCAAAGGTAGCAGCCTGAGTGAGAGCCATCATAATAAGTGGTCCAACTCTTGTGAACACTTGATAAATCATCATTGGCACTGGGAACAACGCCATCAGCAAAGCATTCCAGTCAATGTTACTGAAAGCACCTTGTAAAGCACTCCAAATCATACCACCCAGTTGTCCTAGTCCGTTAAGCACATAATTACCAAGATTATCAATGAACTGATTAAACTGTGCTTGTGCTGCAGGGAAGTCTGTGAATAACAATGCAAACCATGACACGAAGTTCATGATGGCTCCAACTACTTGACCGAGCACGTTTCCGAATACTCCTATCATACCTGACAGGTCAGTCCACCAACCCATCTGAATACCGATGAAGTATAATGCGGTAAGTGCTGCAACAACTGCAAGAATAGGCAGTATCAATGGAGCTATAGCCCCTGCAAGTACACTGAAACCTGCAGCTAAAGGACCGAGTGATGTTGTAAGGAATGCACCAATACTTGCAGCCTCTCCAAGTCCTACCAGTAAACCACCAATAGTAGTAAGGACTGGCGCAAGGAAAGCTAACGCCCCAATAACAGTACCAATCACCGCACCAATACCCAACAGTACAGCAATAGCAGTCTTAACAGGACCAGGTAATTTAGCAAACCAATCAGCTATCGTACCCATAACATCTGCTATAACTTTCACTACAGGTGCAAGTGCATCACCAATCTGCTTCTTAAAAGTACCCCAACTATTATTCATACGATTGATTTGACCCTCAGTACTATTAGCATATTCTTCAATAGCATCTTTATTTTGTCCGTAGATGTCATTAAGTAGTCTTTCGGTATCTACTTGTCCTTGAGCGTTTTTATAATCGTCCATTCGTAGACCAGTAAGTTTCTCTAATTGTTTACCTTTACCGAGAAGTGCATTAGCTACAACACTACTGGCCTCTGCCTCAGTAATACCTGCACGAGCTGCAACCCCTGCAGTTGCATTCATAGCACTTGCCATTTGATTGTTACTTACTCCCATCTGTGCAAGTGTTAGCATAGCACTACGAGTATCACTATTCGCTCTACCCATAGCATTACTGAAAGTGGAAGACCATTTCTTAGTTTTGGCTTCTTCTGCTTCCCAGTTTCCACCATTACTATTTACGAGTGCTCCGTATCTTCGCCATTCCTGCTCACTTTTAAGACTGGCTTGTACACATTCTGTGGCAAAGCTTTTAGCTGCATCACCTGCCCGTTTGAATGCTTGTACACTTTCCTTTCCAAGCCATTCGTTGATTTTTTGTCCGGCATTGGTTACTTTTCCACCGAGTCCTTGTAGCTTTGTACCAACATTATCTACTACTGGTGATACTTGACTGCCAAGTCCTGCTTGTACACTTTTAACATTGTTTTCTAGGTTTCCAAGGTCACTTAGTGCTTGTTGCACGTCCATGCTCACA